ATTAGCGATTGATTGAACAGGACAATCCATCATATTGAAAAAAGATTGATCTTTTTTACATGTACTTGGATATCCTGTAACGCATTCTTTACCATTACAGCAACAACCCAATTCTTCGTATTGCCCAGGGCGATTAGCTTTTAAGATATTCTTATCATTATGATGCATCATTTTATTCATTTTATGATAACATTTTAATGACATTGCTATATTTATAATTAATATTACTAAAACTAATAATACTAACGTGTTGTCCAATAAAAAAAATAATTAATGTTATATTATAAATGTCGTCAGGATTTCTTGATTTTTTAACTACTCTTTTTAGAAATCCAAAAGAAACATTATTTGTTCTTGGAATTGTTATAGGAATTTTATGTATTTATTTTGGATTCAATGGAATAAAAGACAAACACGGAGCTATAGAAAAAAATATACCACTTGGTGTAACAGGAATTAGTTATAATTAGTGGTTTGTATTGGAAATATTAGAATAGTTTTGAAAATATTTTTAAACCTGTTTCCAGGGTGAAAAATCGTATCGACAGCTAGAGGATTCGAACCTCTGAAGGAAAACCCAACTGCTTAGTAGGCAGTCGCCTTAACCACTCGGCCAAGCTGTCTGATATGTAGATAATAAAACCTACACGTATATCTTTTATGTCTTTAAATCATAATTAATTGTTTACTATTAATTAATTATATTTATAAATATAATTATCATTAATTATAAATATGAACGATGATAAAGCTAAATTAATTCATATTATTTTTAATTCCAAAGATAATGATGATGCCATAAATGAAATTAAAAAAATATTTGATACTAATCCAACTTTAGAAATCGATAATGATATTTTGGTTGCCATGATGGAACGTGAAGGAAAACATAATGATAATATTTTAAATATAATTACAAAAATCATTAAAGATAAAAAAACCACGTGCTAATACGTTTTTCAAAAACTTGTATTATACTTCACCAAATACAAGTTTATTAATTGTTGTATTAACACAAAACAAACGATGTAATATAATTCCACTAATAAATAAAGCCATAAAAATAATCCAAAATGGTTTATGTAAAAAATATGAAATTAAAAAAGCAATCATAATAGTCCCTAATAAATCAAAAATAGCAATGTTGAATAATCTTGTTGAATGTAACCCTTCATTAAGTTTTCCTAATGAATCTTTATATTTGCATAATGAATTCATTTATAATAAAACAATATATTTACATTTTTCATAAACTTGTTATGAAAAATATCGACGACTAAAGGATTCGAACCTTTGCGGGAAAACCCAGTTGATTTCTAATCAACCTCCTTAACCACTCGGACAAGTCGCCTACGAATAATGTCATCTCTTTAAATTATTTTTTAAATTATTTTTCAATTGCAGCTAAAAATAGTTTGCTACTGATTTGATTCGATACCCAAAGTACAAAATTTTTTTCAAAAATAGTACCTTTTACAAACTCTTGTATATTTGGCAAAAGACTAAACATTTCTTTTTTAAATAAAATTTCATTTCCTCCCATTACATAAACAGATTTGATAATCATCAACATGTTTGCTATTGCTATTGATTTTTTAGGAGACAGAAACAGATCTGTAATCATTTTTTGCCCAGATGGATATGCCAATAAGTAATCACTCCACGATATACCCATAGAAATACAGAACGCCACAAAATTAATAAACATTTCCAAAGGTAAATTACTAGGTAAAATTTCTTCACGTGGAACAATAGAGTAAAGTGTATTAAATGTAAATGCTACATGATTTTCATCTTCTAACATATCCATTAGTTCTTTACATTTTTTCAAAAACTTTTTACGATATTTTTGTTTATTTTCCTTTGTAATGGGAACTTTAAATAGTCTTTCTAACAATTCCCTAGATACAGGTTGATCACCTTTACATATAGGATGTTCTCTGATTTTTATCCGAAGGTATTCTGCACTATTATTAATATACTCTGCTAATGTTTTTTTATAACCACTGCATGTATCGCAAACGTATTTATATAATTTTTTATAAATTGGTGTAATTGGTGTAGTTGACATCTTTATCTTTATTAGTAAAACTTTTTGTATAAAATTGAAAATAATGAATTAAGTGGTAAAACTAGTAAATGTTTCAATTACAACCAGGTACCTATTTTTTTGGAGATGCTTATTGGTCTCAATGGTTAAAAAAACCACTACATACTGTATATTTAAAAAATCAATTTCCTTGTTGCTACAATGGTCGTGTTTTCGATTATAATGAAGTTAGTATTGATCTGATACAGTTTCACATGAAAACAAATGAGTTTTGTATTATACAAACTCCTAATAACGCAGATGTTTACGAAAATACACGTGGTTTTGTAAAAACATTCACGCAACCATTAAATATTGTTCAACATGATGATTTAATTTGTGTTTCATCTGACCAATTTCATATGTTTGTAGAAATAGCAACTAATGAACAGTATTTAACATTTCAAGATTTTTCTGATATGGAATGTTCTAATGCATTCTCTAAGCTAGTTGTTAATGAAAGTTGAAAGTGATTAATCATAAAATCGTTCATAAAATTGTTCATAAACTGATGTTATAAGGTCTTGGAGTCCGCCTGAATTTTTTATGCTATACGATAGAATCCCTAAACTTCATAACGAGAGTGATACACCACAGAGTAAAAAAGCAATAATGACAGATTATATAACTAAATTGTACGAGCGAAGTCAAGCTTATTTTATATCTAGTGGCATAACTCTTAGTAGTCTTAGAACTCTTATAAATAAGTCTAATACAGAAAATCTGGAATATATGAGTCAACATAATATATCAATGATAGATGTTATTCCATATTTTGATAATTTTGGATTAGGAATGGCATTATTAGAACTATTTGATACATTATATCCTGGAACAGCTAATCCAAAACTTATTAAAACTCGTGAATTATTGAAAAAAATCACACAATTTAAAATATCGGAACGTATTCGACCCGATGTTGCCTTTGTAGAAATGGATGAAATACTTAAAATGTCAGGAGGTAGACGTTTTATAGGTAAAACTAGACTTACATATAAGAATAAACCACACGGTGGCGCAAAACGTTCCACTCGCAGAAACAGACGCAACACACGCAAAAGCAAACAAACCAGACGCCGTCATAAATAAATCCCCTGAATAGAGATGAAGCGCTTTTTCATCATATCGTTCCTTCTTCTATGTATCGCACTATTCATATCCCAAGAGTCAAAAGAAGCCTTCTTAGACGATGTATGTTCTGCCAATACTAACTGTACTTCATGCGCGGATGCAAGCGGATGTTCCTGGTGTCCTAATGCATCTCGTTGCCTATCCAGTCGTATCCTAAAGAGTACGGATCCCAACTGCAATCAATCCAATACCATTTCCGCCTCCTTTCGCTGTGATACGGCAACCAAAACAAAGCCAGGTCCTGAAACCAATGTGAGTAATCAGATACTGTTTGATTTTCCATTATACAAGAATCAGATCAAAGATAAGATTCCACCACCTAATGCATTTACCACTGAAGAATTAGAATACACACCTGAAACGGTCATGGCACAATCCAATCAGCTTCGCAACGATCTTCAAAATTTGTACACAAATCTACCTGATACCATTGCAGCATCTATTCAAGATCAAGTTCAGCCGATGGTAAAAGGTATTTTATCTGATAATTACATCATTCAATAATATTATGTATGCAATATTTTTACTATGTATAAGAATACATATAGTAAATGATATAAATATACTATAAATTGTAATAAAATTTGACGGACCTTTTTCTAAAAAAAGAGTCAGAATCCAATCCAACATGTCCTTTGATCTCGAAGCCCGCAACCAGGAACTCCATGCCCGTTCGCAGATGATGGTCTATGGCCGTCCCACGAACAAGCTGGACTTTCTCGGAACAATCTCCATCTACCACTACGAATACTTCAATGTGTTCCGTCGCTACAACAACGTTCATGAGATTGTCGTGGAGGATTACACGGGCGACCTCCACTTTATTAAAAACGAAACACTTCGTCAGACACTGGAGGGCATTCTGTGCCTCTCAGAGGAGCAAACACGGAATCTGTACATTCAATCAGCCTTCTCCTTCAAACATCAGTCAGAAATTACGATTACACAGGACATGGTAGACATGACGTGGTCTGATATTCAACACCTGTGGGGCGGCCTCGTGTTGAATATGGGTGGCATTCTGGAAGACTATCATCGCCTGGCACAGGCGTATCAATCGCCTGCACCTTCTGCTGCATCCGTTCCAGATGCGCCTCAAAAATCTGGCCACATCTGCTATCAATTCAATGGTGTCAAGCGCCAGCGTCTGTCGGATCGATTCGCAGAAATGGAGGAGACTCGCATGAAAGAGGAGGATGGATATGCAGATGACGAGTCTGAGCAAGAAGAAGAGCAACAAGATGAGGAAGAAGAAGAGCAACAAGACGAGGATCAAGAGGAAGAAGAGGAGGAAGAGGAAGAGAAAGAGGAGGACTACATGGAGCTTCGCAGCGGCTCAGTGTATTATAAAAAGTAAATAAATAAAAATAACATAACATACCATATATTATATTATTTTTAATTGGACGTCACAATCTAATCGGATAGATGACTGTTTTTTCAGAAATACACTGAATATTTGTGTTCATGGTAGAAATCAGACTGGTAATGATAGCATACAACGCGCATATATCGTTAGAGGTTGTATCAGTCTGTGTTTGATAGATAGTGATGCTATGATGTGGTATTTGTTGATAAAATTCATAATAAAATTGTTTGATTTGACGAACACGATTTCGTATGTCATTCTTATGCTCCTGTAAAATCGTTGGATAGGGCGTATGGAATTCAATAAATGCATTACATTTCTCAATTTCCTCTTTAAAATCAATCAAAAAAGAGAATACGCGTGCCTTATCTTTGTAATCTTTGCGCTCTTTTCTCTCTTTCTGCTCTTCTAACATCATATCATATGGTAGTTTAATTTTTAACTGTGTAATATCCATATGATATCCTTATACCTAGATATTATATTTTTTTTGTAATAATCTGATTTTCAAATTGAATCTCACATGGTGGAATACATTTAGAAATGCCTTTAATATATTTAATAATACCTTTCTTAACAACAGCGGAGTCCTTTATAATTGACATAATATTGGTGCGAATAGTGTCTTTCGACAATTTATGATGTTTTTCTAATAGACATACGAGTTCACGGACTTCGATTTCACCACCAGCCGAACAAACTTTCATAATGGAAGTCGTCCATAATCGTTCCTTTTCTTCGCCTGATTCGCGAAATACATCAGTTGGGCTTTCTGGGCCCGTCTTAATGGTTTCTGTGTACCGCGCCTTCTTTAGCAATCTATCCAGGCGATCTTCCGATTCATCCAGTATATCAGCAGTCCATCGTGAAATCTCATCCAAATGCGCTTTATGTCGCCGCCAATCCGTACGCCGTTTTCCAATTTCCTCTACCGCTTTTTCCAATTCACGTATCATTTCTACGCGGTCAAATGTTTTCCCCTCTTCTTTATGATATTCCCACCAGATTCGAAAGAGTGACATGAGCATCTGGAAGACGCGATTCTCATCCTCTCCACAGAATTCTTCAAAGCGATTAATATAAATCATCATGTTTTCCCCATCAAATTCAGTAAATAAATTGCCCGACTGGTGCTTGCCATACATATCGGTATAGCGACTAATCATGACGCCAATTTGTGCTTGCGGATTTTCCTTAACATCGCGTAAAAATTTCTCAACTTCGGCCTTCGGCACGATATTGTTATAATTTTTAAGTTCCCAGAGAACCACATGTCCTTCCAATTCCATAGAGAAATCCATCTCATGTCCCATACCGAGACGAGTATCTTTGAGTTGAAATCCGCGACAGAGACCATAATTTCGTTTAAGTTTCTCTCCAAATTCTTCTTCATAATCCGAACCCTTGGTTTTTACATTGGCACCGCGTTTTCCAAGAGTATTTGAAAGTTTAACGACTTCTTCTGACTGTTTCGTAATGACGTCCGATAATTTATGATAGGATAATTCCATCCTCTCCAGCTGTTGTTGCTTGGCGGCAACGACTTTTTCCATTAGAACTTCTGTGCGACTGACTGCTTCTTGAATATCTTGGGCTCTCAGAGCTTCCATTTCACGCTTCCGATTCTCCAGCACTTCATAACGTGAAGCGAGAATGTCATGTTCTTTTCGTAAGAGACGAATCTTTTCTTCTGCATCGCGGCTGCATACTTCTTTCTCTACGAGGCGAGCTTCTGCGAGTCCATTTGAATAATCCGTATGAATACGGTCTTTTTCCGCAGTAATAAGGCGAAGATTGTCTTGTAGAGAGGCGATGGAGTCTTGGTATTTTGTTTGGATGCGTTGGAGTTCTTTCTGATGACGTGTTTCAATAGCATGAACTTCGTCATTGGATCTGCGTGTTCGAACGGACTGCTGAATGGATGCGCCGATGAAAAGCGCCTCTTCTACTTCTTCTACCGAGCCTGACCGATAGACATCAGGTAACACAAATGGTTGGGTTACCTGTAGTTGAATATGTTGCATGATTCCTATGATAATAACGTGTTATATGTTTAAACTCGCCAAATATGCATTATAATACATCAAGGTATGAATAAATATTTGGAATTACGGTTTAACTATTTATATATTTAAACTAATTATATATTTAAACAATTATTTTCTTTATATAAGTTATAGGAAAATGATATATATATATGGCGATAGTCATGCCCATTATAGTTTCAAGAATTTGAAATTAGACTATAAAGATTTACATTGTCCTTCTATAACAATGTTTAGAATTGGTAGAGATAATATCATTATAAATTTTGATAAAAATAGAATAACAAGTGAAAATGATATTATTATTATATCATATGGTGAAGTTGATTGTAGATGTCATATTCAAAGACAAATAAATAATGGAAAGGAGGAAGATAATATAATTAATGAATTGGTTGATAAATATTTTCTAACGATTAGAAATAACATAATTGGAAAAAGTAAAATAATAATAGTCGGCATTATACCGCCAACTAAACAAAATGATTATGAAATATTACATGGACCAGTATTACATGAATTTCCATTTGTAGGAAAAGATGAAGATAGAGTTCGATACACAAATAAAGTTAATAATAAATTAGAAGAGTATTCAAACAAAAATAATTATATTTATTTTAATCCATATGCTCATTATGCACGTGAAGATGGTACTTTAAAGCACGAATTATCAGACACAACTGTTCATTTAGGCGATAATTCACATTTTTTAGAAAAATTTTATGAATGTTTATAAATCAATATTAAAATCGTTCATAAAATTGAAAATAAAATAATAAATAGATAACAAAAATATAAGCGAATGTCAAGTGATATTTCATATAAATTTTTACATTTTGTACTGAATGAAACGCTTATAAATCGTAACCGTATACTTAATATATTACAAAGAAGTGATATTATTCACTCTGAAAAAGTTATAATAATAGCAGACTTGATTAGGCAAATTAAATATGAAAATTATAAACACGAACACTCAAAATTGTATATACTTGCGAGTATAGCAACAAGTCATCTTTCTTAATTACTTTTTTACTTTAACAAATTTGTAGATAGTATCTACAAATTATTATTATTTTATCCATAAAACTCTCAATCAATAAATTTTAATTTTGGTCGAAATAATTCTTCAAGTTGAAACATTACTTTTTTATAGGTTTCTCGTGATTTATAAAACTTTTTAAATAAATCTTCTTTACCATACACTGCTGTAAGTACTTCGTCAAAGGGATTGATCATTAATTTAATATAATAAAGATAATCGAGTTTTAATGCGGTAGCATGTTCTTTGTAATAGTCTGTATCTTCCATTTTGTCACCTAATTTTTCTCCATTTTGCGTAATCACATATCCTAAGCGTTCTCCTGCATCAACACGACTTCCTCGTGATCGCATTCGTTCAGCCAATTGGACTTGAGCTGGTAATGACATTTTAATATATTCTTTTAATGTGACATATTCCAAGTTGTGTTTGAGACCTTCGTCTTCAATATCTTCTTTGTTACTAAATGAAGCTAAAAGTTGTCGTAAAACCGAAAGACTTAAATCACTTGAATAAATACCCAGTTCTTCCAAACGTTTTTTACATTTCTTATCATCAGGATTAAGCGGGCGGATTTTATAATCTGATTTTTCACCAATACTTTTAGTTACTACTAAATCTTTAATGGTTACATTATTGGTACAAATTTTCTTGACGTCATTATATAATTGGTGAAGAACAACATCAATATCTTCTTTATAAAACGATTTTAAAATAAGAGTTGAATAAGTATCACGAATATATTTGCTATTATCACGACGACTTAACAATACCCCACGTTTTGCAATTTTTTGATCGACATTACCTTCCAAGTCACATTTTAATGCCATATAACGTTTCTTGGTTAGAATAAGATATTTACAATAAATGGTTTCTTCATACGCAAATTTCATTGGTTTTGGAAATAGTGAAGAAATTTCACCTTCTACTTGCTGACAAAAAGCATCAAGATCTTTTGCTTTTTCCAAAGTTAAATACTGAGGAAAATTTATGTAACACGAGTCCGTGTCTCCGTAGATCAAATTAGCTTTGTAATTTTCAATTAAAAATTTAGATGCTTTTTCAATGGATTGACGACCTTTTGCTGTGGTACACATGGCACCTGGAAGAAATGGTAAATATCCGACCCTGGTTCCAAGGGCGCCATACATACTATTTGCCGAAATTTTATAGGATAATTGCCTCTTGTCTAAGACTGTAATCATACGTTTTTTATCAATATATTCTTGACAATCTTTATCTGTCATATCATCGACATCTTTTGTCATTTTTTTCATTTCTGCATTGGTTTTTTTACGAGCATCTAACAGATTCTTCAAAAGCGTCGGAATAATACCAGAAGGCTCTTTCAAAAATCGATGACGTTGTTTATCACAAATCACTTCTTTGTTTGCTTTTTTCTTTTCTGCACCTGGACATGTACAATTTACATGTTCTTCCCATTCAATTACATGACATTTTTCATCTGGGATAGTCTCATCAATGACATATGTACTGTAATCAATATTATAAGCAATAATCGTACTTGGATACAGACTACTAAAATCAAACGAAACTACCATATCATACAAGCCTGGAATTGGTGTAAAAACATACGCGCCAGTAAATCGATCAGACTCTTTTGCACTAAATGAATCTTTGTCAATCACAATTCCATCACCCATACATTTTTTGTAAACCTGTGAAAAAATCTTGATTTGTTGACCCTGAGTAAACAATGTAAAAATAGGCGTATTGCATGTATTACTCATCTCACAAAGTCCAATCCAAATTTGCAATTTTTCGAAAAGCTTCAAGACGAGTAAACTATCTACTACGCAGTATTTACCGACAATAGCAAGACTGTCTGCTGTAAACATACGATAACATTTGAAAATACCTTTTACTGTTACAGGATCTTTGGTGCTACCCAAAAAGTTATCAGAGACTGTTTTTAGCTTGTAATTATCTAGTTTGTAATCACGTTGAACAATAGGTAACATATCTACCCATAACCGTCCATGTGCATCAAGATACTTAAAATTCTGATTTTTATAGGCAGAACTGCTCCATTTAATTTCTTTGGGTTGACATGACATACCTCGAATAAACGAGAGTTGAGTAAATTGTTTTTCGTTGTTGCAAATCTTGGATCGATCGTGCATATATGGAATATCAAATGAAAAGATATTGTACCCGCAAATAATCTGAGGATTCTTTTCAATAACAAGATCTTTGAAACCTTCTAACAAGTCGGCTTCCGTTTCATATCCAAGCACTTCGATTCCTGGACCAAGTTTATCCATATTAAGATCAATAAGTTCGCCTTTTTTGTTTTTGCAAAGGGTCAATAAAAACTTTTCAAACTTGTCTTCAGGTTCACCGTTGCGACCAAACACACAAGAAATTTGAAAAATTTTGTCACCTGGTTCAGCCCAACGAGGAGCAACATTTGGATTGGTTGAATTAACTTCAATATCAAAGCTAAGAATATAAGGACGAGCTGGAGCGATGGTTGTATCTTCGATAGGTTTAAAGCTTTGAAAACTTGCAACGTATTCATGATCACATAGACTTTCTTTGTCATCTTCATTTGTGATTTTTTTACCTTTAAAAGTAAACCAAGATGCTGGTTTAATATTCATCATGCATGTAAATTGAAGAATAGGACTAGCGTCGGTTTCATGTGTTTTAAGTTGAATTTTACCAACGCCTCCGAAGAAAATTGGTGCTTTGATTTTATAAGACATTTGACGGATGGCCGATGATGATTTAAAATAACACTTGATAAATGGATACGTTTTGTCGACGTATTCACCGTCTGGATTTTTATCTTTTTTGGCAAAGTATAGTTTTTTCTTTTTTACTGCTTCCATTTTCATAATAGAGTTATTGGAAAGTTCTTTCAGCTTGTTTTGAATAATACTAAGTGAGGCAGAATTCCACATTAATGGTTTGGGGTTTTCACCTGTTGACATTGTAGGCAGTTCAATATAAATATAAGGAAGAAAATCTTCAACTTTTACGTAAATACTTTCATTATTAGAAGAAAGCCCAAAGATACGAATCTTGATTGAGCCATATTCTTCATAGTGATGCCAGTGATACGGAAATGTTTGCATGTTATCTTATTGTATTTATTTATTCATTTAAATGGTATGAATAAATCAATTTTACAAAAAGTGTCAAGGTCTATTTCCAGCGTTGATATTGTTCATCATCCATAATACATTTTAATCGATCTGGGTGGTAGACATATGCAATTAATTCATGGTGAACAACATTTCGTATATAATCAAATACAATATCTTTCATTCTATTTTCTATAAAAATGTCTTTTGAAAAGTTCATTTCATTATTGCAAAATCCCATCCAAAGACATACATCATATAGTTGTTGATTTCCAATTTTAATTTTCTTATTGTATTTTTCGATATGATTTATTGAAAAGTATGGATTACTTGAAAGTAATGTATCTCCATAAAGTGATAAATCATTATAAATAAGTTCTAAAAATATTGATTTTGTTTCATCAAACATGATCGACGTATATTTAAATAATTTTTTCCAATTCCATCTTTTGTTTAAATGTGTCATCAAAAAATCATATGTAACAAGTGGATTTGATGAAACATAATCCCATTCCCATGGGTAATCTGGAAACTTTTTAATCCATTCATACATCTCAGACTTTTTTGATAAATACCACCATTTCCAATTATAATTTATATTATTTATTACAAATAGTGGGTTAATTTTAGGATTAAATGAATACAATTTCCATTTATCATATTTATCAATTTTTTCAATACATTCTGGGCTAATAGATGTATACATTAATACATTATCCCAATTCCATTTTTTATGCATATTTTTTTCAATAAATTCACTTGTTACAGTTGGATTTAAACTAAAACTTTGAAATAACCAATCATCGTCAATGTCCTCGTCACAAATATCGTCAGAAAGTAGTTTATAATTGTCTACTAATATTTTTACTACATTTTTAGAAAAAAAGAATGAGTAATGAAGACGAGTTGCTAGCTGTTCCCAATCCCAATTATAATCAAGATGAGATCTTATCCAATCTTCTGTAAACGATGTATTTTTGCTGAAATAACTGTATTCCCACTTTATACTTGGATATTTTTCAATTAATTTTTCAAGTATAGTAGGTGTAATGACTGGATTTAATGCTAATTTTTCGATAATAGTTTTTTTAGAAAATTTACCAATAGAAATGAAATGATTTATAAAATCAAATGTAAGATTTGGATTACTAGCAATAAAATTCCAGTACCAGGGTAATTCAGGGTGTTGTTCGATATGTTCTGGAAGAAGATTTGCATTTTTTGAAATAGATTGCCAGTTTATAGAACTCGCATAACTAGATATAATCATTCTATTTTCAAGAATTACATTAAACCATTTATCGTGCCATTCTTTTATTGACTCTTTTTCAACATTTTTTATTATATTTTTATACATTATATTTATTAATTATTAATTAAAATAATAAATAAATGAATTCCACCGTATTTAGATCTAGTAAAAAAATTTGTAAGACAAAAGATATATAAATAAATAAATAATAAATAAAATGTACTCGCCGTCTAATGAATATTTTTCATTTGCATTTGATAAAAATATAAAAATAGAAAAATATAATCAAGAGTTTGTAACATGCGATATTCATGCTGGATTAGGAAATCAATTGTTTATGATTGTAACAACGCTTGCCTATGCAAATCAATACAATAAAAAAGCACTATTTATAAAAAAAGCCGCCCAACCTGGAATCCGACCTTACTATTGGGATACCTTTTTATCAGGACTTTCTAATAACTTACTAATGAATGACATTTTACCTTGTAAAAATATATATTATGAACCAGATCTAGATTATCATCCTATACCTGAAAATTCAGATAAGTTATGTGGCTATTTTCAAAGTGAAAAGTATTTCAAAGGCTATCTACATCAGTTTATAACTGAAATAGGTCTTTCTGATAAACAAAATGCGTTAATAAATTTTTTTTCAATAAAAACCTATCCAATACGTATTAGTATGCATATTCGTATGGGCGATTATATATATCATGGTCCGAAATACATTATCCAATCGTATGAATACTATCATCGATGTTTAACGTATATGTCTGCTTTAAATAGTACGTTTACATTAGTTTGTTTTTATGAAAAATCAGACTACGGAAAAGTAACTACAATTTTATCTCGATTACAAAAAGAGTTTCCTGATATTGTTATGATTCATGTACCAGAATTTCAATTATCGGATTGGGAAGAATTAGTTCTCATGTCAACTTGTCATCATCACATTATAGCAAACAGCAGTTTTAGTTGGTGGGGAGCATATTTAAATACAAATTCTGACAAAATAGTTTGTTATCCGTCTTTATATTATGGGTCATCTGCTGGTTTATCAACAAAAGATTTGTATCCTACAGAATGGATAAAAATAGAGTCATAATGTACGATCATGATGTAGTGTATGTATACTGACGTAATTGTCAATTGAGTTCATGTATTTGATTAAATTTAAACATTTAATTATACTATAAAAATGGCAAATAAGCAAACATTTCCATTTCTTTTGATCTGGGATTTTGATCACACTATTGTAGATGATAATACGGACACATGGTACTGTTCAAATCTTGCACCTGAACTGAGACCACTATATGAACGTAAAGGTAAACCACCATTTGAGTGTTGGATAGACCTAATGGACGACCACATGCGTCAACTTCATATTACTGGATATTCATCAACTAAGATTCTTAATTGTTTTCACTCGATTCCTATGGCACCTGAAATTAGTGAGGCTATTATAAGTGCTAATGCTGCGGGTGCCACTCAATACATTTTATCAAATTCTAATACACTGTTCATAAAAGAATCATTAATGGGTAAAGGTTTGACCACGTTTTTTCCGCCTGAACGAGTAATTACTAATCCAGCCTATGTCGATAAAGACACTGATCGTATTCATATTATGCGTTACCAATCACAAGAAATACCTCATAGGTGTTCTACATGCGAGGCAAATTTATGTAAGGGAGTCGTACTTTGTAAATTACGAGAAGCACATCCTGATGCTTCTATTATATATTTTGGCGATGGTTCCAATGATTTATGCCCAACATCATTACTTGGACCTAATGATATTGTATTTGCTCGGGAAGGAGAAACATTTTCATTAGGTGCATTGTGGCGGGCTCGTTTGTTAGATAATCATCACAGGTCTCCTTGCGTGTCTCCTTGTGTATCTCCTCGTGTGTATTTTTGGACAACAGGTGCGCAATTATTAGAACAACTTTGCCCATTATTGATTAGCTAACATTTTATTTTTATAATAAAATTATTATAAAACTTTCACTGTTTGTTATTTTAAACTGGTTTAAGAGTAAAAACAGCCGTTGCGGGCTCCGCCACTCCGTCTAACCTTTTTGCCGAAGGCAAAAGCTTAACCAAAAAAATGGGCGGAACCCCTCTTCCGTATATAATCCGGCGTGAGGGGCCGGAACCCCTCGGCGGACCCCCTCATTAAAATAATATATCGGCCAACTTGCTTTCACTAAACTTTGGTAGATCTTCACGCCATGTTTTTTCATTTGGAATATATTTAAACACGTAATGTAATGCTCGTTCAATTTCATTTTTTTCTTTATTCACATAATCATATGGGCTTCGTAATTTTTTAGGACCTTCCCCAAAACGCCATGGATTTTTATCTTCTTCTTTAAATTCATTATCTTGAAGCATTTTATAAACATCTGGGTTGTAGATATACAGCATAAAACATGCCAACGAATAATGATCTAAATATCTAAAAAAAATAAATGCTTCTTCTTTCGTAGTGAAAAAGGTAGAAGAACGAGGATTATCTGGTAAATAATAATACAGCGACCGTAAGCGCTTAATATCATCTACTGATTTCAGGGTTTTATAAAGCGTACATGTTTCAGTATCAATCAATTTAATTTTTACCATTCCATCTGCTGGATCAATATAGGAATAAAAATTTTGAGGTTTAATATCTCCATGGGTTATGCGTTCTTCGTGAAACATTTGTAATTTAGTAAATAACATTCGATAGAGACATAAAACCATATTTTTATCACATTTTTTATCTATTAAACATTTAAGGTCTTCTCCTTCAATGTATTTCAACATGATTGCACAATGAGTAGCATCTTCTTTATAAGCAACAAAATAGTCTTTATACATTGGAAAAATACTTGCAAGCTCTTTCAAACTATGAATTTCATTTTTCATATGTTCTCTCTTGGTTTTTCCAACTACTTTAATAAAATATTTTACATTATCGATAACAATGTCATGTGTTTCACTATGTTTGTTTTCATCATCAAAATTTTTTATATATTTATGTAAAACCTGTGCTATTGACATATTTTTATAGTTATTCTTTTTTTTAATACACCTTTAGTTTTTTGTTTAGTTTTTCTTATTTTTAACTTTTTTAACGTTATAATAAATGAAAACACTTCACTGCGTGTTGGGATTAGTTGCGTGTTTAATCTCGGTTTCTGAAGTACTTTCTCTTTCCACTTCGATGAATCAACAACATGTTCATCATCGTTTGTCAAAAAATCACCATTTTAAAAAAATAGTAAAATCAACACCATTTGAAGTGGTTAAAACTGTGAGCGAAATCGAAGTTAAACCACCTAAAGTTGTTAAACCTATAAACGAAGTAGACGAAATCAAATCTGTTTCTGTAAAGAAACCTATTGTAAACAAAGCAGTAGATCTTGCGCATAAAGATGTTCTGGCGGCTTCTCAAGCGTTTCTTGATGCAAAACGTGAAGAAAAACGAGTAAAAAATGAAATTATCCGAGCAAAAACTGCTGTTATTCAAGCTAGTTTAAAGAAAGCAAAAGTTGCCCGTATTGAATTAGAAAAAGCTAAAGTTGCTGCTAAAAAAGCTGTTAGAGTACTTGCTGAAGCGAAAGAATCTGCTATTCGTATGAAAAAGATTGTTAATGCAGATGAAACACGTATCAAAGCTGTAAAAGAAAAAGAAAAAGAAAAAAATGAATATCAAACTCAATTAATAGTTGAAAAAGCTGTTGCAATTGCCTATACAAAAGCCTCTAAAGCACAAGAAAAAGCTATTCGTATTGCTGTACGAAAAGCTCGTAAAGAAACCTTTAACAAGGCTAAAAATATGCATGGTATTGTCATTGAAAAAATACGATCAAAAGCAATGTCAGATAAAATGATGGCAGTTAAAAGAGCTATTGAAAAAGCTAATAAAGAATCAGCAAAGGAAATTCAAATTATTAAAATGCAAATGATGCGTCAAATGCGTGATATTCAATTACGTGCTCGCAAAGAAATTCGCGCTCTTGAAAAAGAACAAATAAAAGATGATAAAGAAGCCGCAAAAGACTTGGCAGACTTGAAGAAGAATCATGTCAAAGAAATCCTAGAAATAAAACAAAGTATGCGAGAAAATATGAAGGAAAACATGAGCGAAAAAATAAGAATGATAAAACGACATCATATGATGAAAATGAAGAGTATGAAAGATAATCATAAACAAAACATTCATGCTATTCATGATATCCATAAGAAACATATTGAACAAATCAATGCATTACATCAAGGAAAATTTACAAAAGTTAAAGAACACTTGTTGAAAAAACTTTACAATGTAACAGTGCATGCCAAACATAATATTGCAATGTTGAAGAAAGAAAATATTGGAAAAATTACAAAAATTCAATCTGAAAACGCCCAAAAAATAAAAAAATTAGTAGATGATTGTGATTGTGAAGATGATGATGATGACGATGATGACGATGACGATGTTGAAAACAAAACCAAAGTAATAAAACCAACAAGCGTAGCTCCTACAACTGTAGCTCCAACAACTGTAGCTCTAAACACTGTAGCTCCAACAACTGTAGCTCTAAACACTGTAGCTCCAACAACTGTAGCTCCAAACACTGTAGCTCCAACAACTGTAGCTCCAAACACTGTAGCTCCAACAACTGTAGCTGTTGAACCAACCACTGTAGCTCCTAAAACCACCGTTGAACCAACCACTGTAGCTCCTAAAACCGCCGTTGAACCAACCACTGTAGCTGTTGAACCAACCACTGTAGCTCCTACAACAATTGAACCTAGCGATGAACCTACTGTATCACCTGCTAAAAGAGTTTAAATTTGGTTAACATAGCCAGCGCCAATCACACTAGTATATTTATAATATATTTTTATTATAAAACATATTATAAGAAATGATCACTGATTTTGAAATATCAGAATGTAATATCAAAGATTTGATAAAATCATGTTCAATAAAAACAAAAGATAATAAAGTTTATTTTGCAGCAGATCGTGTTTATAATAAACAAAAAATATGCGATGAATGGATTATTTATGATGCTATAGGTGAACCTTCCGGAGTAGGAAAAATATTTGAGACCGAGTGTGCAGCCAAACGCGACAAATCAAAAAAATACATCATGAAATTGATTCATAAAGACGATACAACATCCGAAAAAGATTTTCATAAAGAAGTTTTCTCTGAAATAGAAATGCAAAATTATGTATACGATAAAACAGGATTTACGACACCTATTTACCAAGTATTTACAAGTAAAGATAAAATTATGTTTGTAACAGATCGTTTAGACATAACATTATATCGTTACTTATTTAATGAATTAATCAAAGAGCAACCAGATATTGAAAAAATACAAAGAGTGTTTCGTGAATGTATTTATATGATTCATAGATTGTATGAAAATAATATAGCACATAACGATGCTCACTTGAACAATTTTATGTTGGATGAACATGGAAAATTATACATCATTGATTTCGGAAAAACAAGCAAAATTGGCAAAAAAGATAATAAGAATGAATTATTAATTCATGAGTATGAATTTATTGCTATATCTTTATATAAATTATATAATATAATTAAGCCTGTAAATAGATACATTATTGATGAATTATTATTAGAAGAATTTGACATGACCCTGTTGGATTTATTAGAAGATTTAGTTGAAAATTACGAAAAACTGATAATTGATGAAAAACAATTTTTAAGATTTATGAGCAAAACTAACCCATTAACAAATGTTGAAATTATAGAAAGTATGAATGAAACAAAATCAAAAAAAGCGAAAAAATTAACAATAAATAGGTTAGATAAACTAGTGACAGAACTTAGAAAAAAATCATCTACTTTTTACAATGCAAAACAGTTTTTTATAGCAGAATATATTGCCATGCTTTTACAGAAAATTATATGAGGGAGGGGTCCTTTCCTTCCCCTAGTAAATTATTTTTTACAACTTTTTCAAAAAAGTTGTAAAAGCTGTTAAATAAAATTATAATAATAAAGATGTCAGGGATCTTTTTATTTCATCGGGATTTTCGTGTAGTAGACAATACATCTTTAATTGAACTTTCAACTCTTTGTAAAGACATTATACCTATCTTTATTTTTAATCCGGATCAAGTTGATCCCAGCCAAAATCCTTATTATAATGAGAAATCCATACAATTTATGGTAGACGCTTTACGAGGCATTCCACATCTTCAAGTATTTTATGGTTATACAGAAAAAGTTTTAGAATCACTTTTTAGTAAAAATAAAGACATTACATACATTGGATTTAATCTTGATTATACCGAATATGCCAAAAAACGCACTGAAATGGTCAAAAAAGTTGCTGCATTGTATAATGTAAAAGTTGTTGCGCAAGAAGATTATACACTCGTAAAGATGGGCGAAATTCGCGATGGATCTTTTTATAAAGTATTTAAACCATTCTATGAACGTGTTAAAAAAATGAAAATAGCTATCCCTTATAAAACAGAAATAGCATTATCAAGTCATAAACTTTCCGTAAACTCAGCGTTTCGTTTTTCATTACCAAAAATGAAAACAGATAAACTCATTCGTAAAGAAGCTTTATCTATCTTGAAAGATGCAGCTGAGTTTAAAGACTATTCAAAAACTCGTAGTTTACCTAGCATTGAAACCACTCATCTTTCTAAATACATTAAATTTGGAGTAGTTAGTATCAGAGAAGTTTATAATGTTTTTCGCAAGAATATTGACCTTGGTCGTCAAATTATTTGGCATGATTTTTATGCTTGTTTGATGAATTATTTACCCTATAAAGATACACTTGGTGGTGGAAATTTTCAACATAAAAAAGTAAACTGGCGCAAAGCGCCTAGTGACTTTAAAAAGTGGTGTGATGGTACTACAGGCATTCCATTAGTAGATGCAGGTATGAGACAACTAAATGAAACGGGATGGATGCACAACCGCGTTCGATTAATTGTTAGTAACTTTTTAGCAATGGTATTAAAAATTGATTGGAGAAAAGGGGAGAAATATTTTGCAAAAAATTTGGTTGATTATGATGTAGCAAGTAATAATTTAAATTGGCAGTTTTCAGCACAGGTCGGTACAGATCGAAATCCGTTTGTGCGAATTTATAACCCTTTTTTACAATCTGAAAAATGCGATCCAGACTGTGAATACATTAAAAAATGGGTTCCTGAATTAAAAAACGTTCCTAATAAAGATATTCACAAGTGGTATAAAACATTTGATGAATATAAAGATATAAAGTATCCTGAACCTATTATAGAATATGATAAAAAATCTGGATCACGTCATCGATCAAAATAACATCGCTTTTCACAAAAGATGTACCAAGACGGTATTTTTAAGACTATAAAATGCATGGCAAAGATGTTTTTACTCTTAAACCCATCTAGTCTGTGTTTAGTTAGAGCGTTTATTAGATCTTTTATTAGATCTTTTATTAAATCTTTTAGATCGTTTTTTAGAACGTTTTTTAGATCGTTTTTTGCAAAAAGCAATTTTGGTGTTGCTAAAGTAATATAAATAGAATCATCAACGTTTGCTGTAAAATGCTTTACATAATCATAAAATTTTTGATATCTTTTTAAGTGTAATAATGAATTGTGTAACTCGTTTATTTTACGACTATTTATTAATTCACTATGATTATCCCTAACATAGTCTCTAAAATACTCTAAATCTTGTTGGTGTATCTCATCGTTATTTGTATTTCTATTATATGTATAATGATGTTTTACGTTTCTAAAAAATTTTTCGTAAATATTTAACTTGTCAAAAGGTATTGTTGTCATGAAAATTCGATATGGTAATAACTTTTTAGGTACTTTGTCAAATAAAACCTCTGCTTCATCATTTATTTCAATAGTTTTTACACCAATTTTTTTATAGAAATAGGTACGTATGATAAAAATTGTTTCTAATTTAGAATATGTATGGCCTACTGGCTGTTTGATACATTCAAAATCAAGATTGGTTCTTAGGAAGCCAGAACCATCTAGTTTTAATTTAAGAAACACATAACGATCGATGGTTTTCTCATTTAATTCATATTTCTTATCGCAAAAGCAAAAGTCTTCGCCAAGTTCTTCATCATAATAATACATACAATGATAGCTTTCTCCAAATAAAAAAACGTTAAACACATGTCCGTTCTTGATTAATTCAAAATTATGACTATCAATAATCGTTGTATCTTCAATATTTATGTCCATTTATTATAACAAAAATTGATATTTAATAAAGTTGTTTATTAAATTAAAAATGGGTCGTTATTATGAAGGAGATATCTCAGGAAAATTTTGGGTTGCTGTTCAAAGTAGTTTTGATCCATCTTATTTTGGAGTAGAACCTACACAAGAATATGAATTTTATGGATGTCTATGTTGTGCAACGGATTACATTGATCATTGTAAAACCGAAGAAGAAAAGAATAGTTTATTTTGTAAATATTGTTACAAGTCGTTAGAAGAACATTTAGAAAAAACAAAAGATGAACAAGATGAAATACAAAAAACGTGGCGTGCATATGAATGTGTCAAGTATTCATTTTCAGAAAATGATTTAAAAAATGTTAACCGAGCCATAAAAAGATTAGAAAAAAAATATGGTAAATACATGGATGATTTTAGCATTGTTGATGATGATCAAGGTGAAATTGAATATGAATTTTCAAGCTCACTTTCACTTGGTAATGATAGCAAAGGTGTTGCTAGACTATGTTTAGGAAAACAAATTTTATACTGTCTTCAAAAACACGGTAGGTGTACATTTACAGCTGAAATTTGATTGGTTAAAGTAAACTTGGTTTAAAAATATTTTATTATTATTTTAATTTATAATTACTTTATTTTTATATTTTATACTTTTTGAAAAAATTTTAAAACCAACACACACAAAAAATGTGTGTGGAAAAATTTATATAATCCTAAAATATTTTTGATTTTTTATTAAAACTGAAAAATGTAGTTCAAGCATAACAGGTTACTTTTTGTTAACTTTCATCTTTTACATTTTTTCAATAAAGATAATATTTGAAAAAAGTTTTTAAACGTTTTGAAAATGTTTGAATAGTTTTGAAAATTTAAAAACCTATTTAAAATATTATCTAATATATAAATAGAATCATGAGTACTAGAGAAATTTGCGAGTTTTGTAATGTTTCAGTTAAAGATAAGCACACCTTGAAAAATCATATTATTCGTAATAAAACGTGTTTAAAACTTAGAGGTTTAACACTCGATACAAAATTTATTTGTAAAGGTTGTGAAAATACATTTTCAAGTAATATTAATTTAATTGTTCATATTGAAAGCTGTAAACAATATATTACTTTAAAAATTAGAGAAGAATGTAAAGAAGAATATAAAGAAGAATATGAAAAACAAATAAATGAATTACAACAACAATTAAAAGATAAAAATAAAATTATCATTGAGAAAGAAAATACAATACTAATAATTCAAAAACATAATGATAAGGCTTTATTAGAGATTCAAAAAAATGCTGATAAAGCTCTAGTAGATGCTCATCAGCATATTGAAACACTTCAAAAAATGCTTGAAAATCTCGCTTCAAAAGCCATTGAGAAACCTACGACTACTACAAATAATACAACCATCCATCAAATTCGAAATTCATTTTCTGACAAGTATTTTGTGGAAGATTTACTTGAATCTGATATTAAACGAAAGTGTCAATCCGTATTAACGGAACAAGTGTTACTTGAAGGTCAACGTGGAATAGCTCGTATGTGTACAGAATATTTTATAAACACCAAAGATCAGAAAAAGTTACTTATTGCAACCGATCCTAGTCGTAATAAATTTAAATATATGGATAAACATGGAAACATGAAAGATGATATTGAAGCACGTACATTTATCGAAAAAGTCAGTAAACCGATTAAGGAAGTTGCAGGTATTATATTTGATTGTGTATTATCCGATATCAAAGATGAACAAGAGACAATGGAAGAAGACAATTATAGCCGAAAAGCATATTTACATGATAAGGAGATGCAAGCAAATCACTCACTTGTGTATATAAAGTGCTTTGATGATCCAAAACACAATAGTGAGTTTACGAACGAGTTGGCAATATTGAATAAGAACAAATAGCGGAGTCCCGTCTCCGCGCCACGGATTTAAAAATCATTTTTAAATTATTTTAACTATAGTAAAAACTCAGTTTTTGGTATTGCTTTTTGTGAAAAAGCAATGTATTTTTTATTATAAAACTTATAATAAAATTAAACAGACATGGTATGCGCAGCCTGTCTAGCACTACCTTTAGCTGCACTAGGAATAGGTTCAATGCATTATAATACATTAATAGGATTATTATTGACGATTTTTTCATGTGCTGTATATTTACACTATAAAACATTGATGAATAAAGGTAAAGGTTGTGAATATTGCACAGCCTTTTAACAAAAGGCCACATACCAAAATAGCGTTTTTACACCTTTGGACATTTAAAACGCCGATTTTTAAATTTGAATTTAATAAAATATTCTATTATATAGAATAAAATGAACGAAGAACAACAACCTCCAAAAAGAGGTCGTCCTAAAAAAGTAAAAACACAAGAAGAAATAGAATCATTAAAACAGAAAAAAAAAGAAATAAAGCAAAAATGGTATCAAGAAAATAAAGATAATATTATTGAAAAAAATAAAAATTATTATTATGACCATAAAGATGAACTATCTCAAAAACATAAAAACTATTATCAAGAATATAAAGAACATAAAAAACCCGAATTAAATAAAAAATCTAAAATTCTTCAATCTAGATATAGGCAAGGATATCAAATTCTTTGTAAATTAATAGAAGATAATGCAATTAATTCTTCTTATCTAAATTTTGAAGAAATAAAAAAATTTATAGTTCAAAAATAAAAATTTTTATTATAATTTAAAAATAAAAATCTTATATATAAATAAAGATGTCATCTAAACCACCTGATCCATTTGAACGTTCTGGACGTCATCCCTATCAAACCCTTAAAATACCTCTCAAAACTATTCTTATTGATCATAAAAACTCTCTACCTGTTCTTACTCAACTTGTATTTGATATGAACGACTTGGTTATTCATAGTTATCAATTTATTCGTCTTTATTTACTTTATCTATTTGAAAACGATATTAAATTTCCTGATATCGACGATACATTTATTCTTTACTGTATGAAAACATTAGGTGAACGAGATAATCGAGGTAAAAAAGCTAAAAATGGAGACCTTCTAACACAATTAGAAACGTTTT